TTTGCGTCCTTTTATTTAATGTTATGGCTTGACCATACCACACCAATCACCCATGTAAAGCATTATTTCAACCTATGTTACAATTAACCCAATTATCTATAGGGCCAATAAATGAGCGTTTCCACAAAGCACCCAGAATACATAGAAGCACTCAAGACGGTGCGAATGACACGCGACGCTGTGAAGGGCGATGCAGCTATCAAAAAAGGTGGCGAATTATACCTACCGGCTGAGTTCGCTGATTCTGACAAAGCTCGATATAAGGCGTATAAGAACCGCTCATTCTTCCTTGGCGTAACCAAACAGGCCGAAAAGTCCACCATGGGCATGATATTCCGCAAGCAGCCTGATGTTGGTGATGGCCTGCCTGCGTACATTGACGATATCCAGTTCAATATTGATGGATCCGGCCAGTCACTTGAGCAAGTGGCGAAGTTTGGCATTAAGGAAATGGAAGAAACGGGACGCGTTGGCTTGTTTGTTGATTATCCGCCCGTTGATCCAAGTATTACACGCAGCCAAGAGTCGTCGGTAGGTGCTCGCCCGGTGCTCATCTCGTATGAGTTTGAGCAGATAATCAACTGGCGCACAACCGTTGAGAATAACATTGAAAAGCTCAGTCTCGTTGTTCTTGAGGAAAAGATATTTAAGGAGTCTAACACTGAATTTCAGCATGATATGGATAAGCAGTATCGTATCTTAAGATTAAACGATGGTGTCTATACCGTTGAAGTGCAAGACGAACATGGCAACACCGTAGAGGAAGAATTCCCGCCACTTATGGCAGGGGGGCAGCCTTTCGATCATATCCCGTTTTATATACCCGGCACTGAAAACAACCGCCCGTGTGTTGACGCGCCACTGCTTGCAGACTTAGCCGTGGTGAATGTTGCGCATTACCAGACAACTGCAGATCACCGTGAAAACTTGTATATCCATGGCCAGCTAACACTAGGCATCGCGACAAAGCTGGATTTTCACCAATTTCAAGAAGCTAATCCGAATGGCATTAAAGTTGGGGCGCGTTCAGGTCATTTCCTTGGCGAGGGAGGCTCATTCCAGACTGCTACCGCACCAGAGTCGTCTAGCTTGCGCGTTGGCTTGCAAGACCTAGAGGAACAAATGGTTTCCATTGGTGCCAAGCTTGTAACTAAATCAGGTCAGGCGGAGACAGCAGAAGCTGCGCGCCTTAAAGCAAGCGGTGAAGCTAGTGCGCTTGACATTATGGTGAATAACTACAGTGATGCACTGCAGAATGCGCTTGAGGATATGTTGTTGTTTGTTGGTCAACCTGATCTTGTTACATACCGTCTCAATACTCAATTCTTTGAGGACACCTTAACACCGCAAATGGCAGCTGCTATCACCGGGTTCGAGACTGCTGGAACAATCGCAAAACGTGATGCCCGGTACATGATTCGCAAGGGCAAGATCGAGATAGAAGAAGGTCGAAGCGATGAGGATATCGACCTTGATATTGCTGGTCAGGTGGCTATCCAAACAGAGATTTAAAGCTATGTTACAATTGGGCAAAACCTAAGCGGGGCTTGGGTTATGCTCAATATCTAAACGGGGTTTAGAATGTCCGAAGAAAATGCAGCGCTAAGTAACGAAGAAGTAGGCGCACCAAACACAGAAGTGAAAAGTTACAGCGAGGCCGATGTCAAGGCCATGCTAGAAAAAGAAACTGCGGGCTTGAAGTCCAAGGTTGACGAGCTGCTAGGCGAGAAAAAGTCAGCATCTCAGAAGGCGCGCGAAGCCGAAGAGCGTGTAGAGCGTGAACGCTTGGAACGTGCCAAGCAAGAGAAAGACTTTGAGTCGTTATTCAAGTCTAGTGAAGAAAAGCGCAGTGAGATTGAGAATAAGTACAAAGAACTTAACACCTCAATCCGCAATGAAAAGCGCAATACAGAAGCGTATAAGCTGGCCAATGAATTAGCAACAGGGCCAAACGCTGAATTATTAAGTGAATTTGTCGCTCGACGTTTAGACGTTGGCGAAGATGGCAAGCTGGTTGTGATGGATGCTAACGGTAATCCGACAGTATCAACACTAGCTGACCTTAAAAAAGAATTTGTGTCCTCTGGCAAGTATGACGCCTTATTGAGTGGCACAGGTGCGACCGGTGGCGGGGCCACCAATAGCAGATCAGGCGGGGCCAGTATCTCAGGTAAAAAACTGTCAGAAATGACACGAAGCGAAAAAATCGAATACTTTAAACAGAAACGGGAAGGTTAAAACATGGCCACGAATGACATGATTATTTTTAACGAGCAAACACAGCTCGTTGCAACGGAAACAGTAGCACAAGCACTAGCAGCGTTTAACGAAGCTAGCGGCGGCGCTATTCTTATTGGCTCCAGCTCTACGCTTGGCGACTACATTGAAGAGGCTAGCTACAAAGCTATTTCTGCATTAGTTACCCGCCGTGATGCGTATGGCTCAGGTACACTAAGCACTAAAGCTTTGCAACAAATCAAAGACGTAAGCGTAAAGATTGATCAGTCTATCGGCCCTGTCGAATGGACAATCGAGCAGTTCCAGCGTTTACTAAAAAACGAATCAGAAGCTGGCATCATTATTGGTGAACAAGCTGCTGAGGCAATGATTCAAGATTATTTGAACACCACTGCTTCATCTTTATCCGCTGCTATCGGCAATCAAGCGTCACTGGTTAATGATTATTCTGCGACTGGTACTGCCAAGCTGGTTGAGCTAAACAAGGCCGCTGGCAAATTTGGCGACCGTCAACAGTCTTTGGTTGCATGGTTGATGCACTCTAAGGTTTTCACTGACTTAACCAACGAAGCAGTAACCAACACCAGCCGCTTGTATGACATTGGTAATATCCAAGTTATGCAAGATGGCCTAGGTCGTCGTTATGTTGTAACTGATGCACCTAGCCTAGTAGTAGCTGGTTCGCCTGATACTTACAACACTATCGGCATGGTGCCAGGTGCGGCTATGGTTGAAACCCAGCCATTGCTAACTATGACGCAGCCGAAAGCTGACCAAGAAAACATGGGCACAATCTGGAAGGGTGAGTCTAGCTTTACGCTTGGCCTTAAGGGGTATGCTTGGGATATTGCAAACGGTGGCAAGTCGCCTACTGATGCAGAAGTGGCAACCGGCACAAACTGGGACTTGATTGCATCAAGCACCAAAGACACTGCTGGTGTAATGCTTATTTCTCAGTAAGCTTCTAATCAAGGGGGCTTAACGGCCCCCTTTTTTTACGTCTAAGGAATAACAATGCAAAAACGTGAAGTAATTTACTTAAAGCATCCTGTTAGTGCGGCTGAGAAGGCTAAGCACCTCAAAGCAGGCAAAAAGATTATCGACATTCGCTTTGCGCCAGAAGGCTATGGAGTGGAAGTCAAAGAAGAAGTTGAGCCAGTCAAGGCTAAGGCAAAACCAAAAGCGGGTAAATAATGTCCCAAACAGAAGCGCCTACTAAGCAGATTTTAATGTCTGATATGTTCACTAATAATGAGCAAATCGGGGCGCGTTTCTTTAAGGTTGCAGCTGACAATCCAATACTGGCAGCGGCATTAAATGACAAGGCGTTTAGTATTAACGCCTCTTATTCAGTACCAGCTGGCGGATCAGTTGGGCTTAATGTTAACTTCGCATCTAGTGTGGTTATTCGCAGGGCTTCAACCAATAACGGACTACCAATATCGGTATTAAATTCCCACGCCACTGGGGATGCTGATGGGGTTTTCGCCTCTTCTAATCTTAATATGTGCTCAGTGGATGAGTCGCCCAGCACATCACAGCTCTACTATAATGCAGTGGCGAAAGGCAATGTAATATCCGCAGGAATAGGACAGATAGAGCCGTTCATAGTGTCCCGCGAGAATGCAAAGCCTTGTGTCTTTGTTACCAATACAGGTAACAGTGCAACCACAATATCAATCAATCTAACATTTGAAGAAATCGGCCCGCGCAATCCATCTTTTGGCTTGACGGCTTCAACATTAATTGAGCCTAGCACGGAGATGAGCGCATATGGCTAAACAAACAATACCTAGCACTGGCCTTTGGTCGTCTATTGCATCATTGCTTAATGCAAACTTCACTAACGCCGAAGATGATACGGGCTGGGCTCAGTATGCAGATACTCAGTATACATCTGGTTCGCCTTTCTCAGTAGCGGGCAATACAGACACAATATTGCCAAACAATGCTGGCGGTGTGATTGACTCCCAGAAACCTAGTGACGTTACTACGTTTTACGATGGCACTGTAATAACTGGTCGCAACGGCGATGGGCTTGCCATTACCATTGATTTTAATGCAGTCCCAACTAGTGGAGGAACCACTTTTATGGAGGTTTGGGTTGATATAGGTGGCGGGACGCCTGCGCTGTACAAAAGAATCATTACCTTCCCCAAAGGGACGGGCATAGTTCGACCTATAAATTTTACTGTTAGTGCTTATACTCTCAACACATGGGAAGCAAACGGCGCGACTGTCTATGTCAGATCAAATGGAAACATTGATGTGTATGATATTCGCTATGTATTAACCAGGTTACATAAGGCAAAATAACATGGCACTAATAGGCTACGTAGAAGAAACAGATTTTGAGGCGTACACGGCAGCGCGTGGTATCACACTACAACTAAGCACAAATGTGACGCTCACCCTCGCCCTTGATTATATTGAGAGCCAAGTATTCAAGGGTGAAAAGACCGACCCTGACCAAGTGCTGGAGTTCCCCCGCGATGGTAGTACTGACATTCCGCAAGGCATTAAAAACGCCCAAATGGAAGCGGCACTGGTATTCGACTCAGGTGCAGACCCACAAGGCACAGTGGGCCCACGCGTAATCGAGAGCACAGTGCACGGAGCAGTTACCCAACGGTTTAGCGACTCAGGCACAACCACGCCAATCTATCGCAAGCTGAATGCAGCGCTACGCCCGTATTTGTCTAATGGTGGATCAGGTATGCAGTTCGAGGTATCCCGTGGCTGATTTTTATAGTGAGATGCAAGGCGTTGCCACTGAGTTATTGACTCAGTTCAATCAAGGCACTATGACGTACAAATCAATCACGCCTGCTACGCCGTTCGAGCCTGCTGTCGACACGGTTGTGCCATTCAAGGGCACTGCCACCGGCGTTGCGTTTAAGTACCGTAACGACCTTGTGACGTCCTCGGATATTGAAATAACGGCGGCTGTGTTCAGTCCTGCGCCTAAGCCTAATGGCACCGTGACCATTGACGGCACAGAGCGTCAAATCCTTTCAGTTATGGCTATTCCCGCCGCCGGAACTCCTTCCATCTATAAAATATTTGTCAAAGGTTAATCTTTAGTCTAGTATCAGGGATGATACTTATTAAAGGAGATTGGCAATGAAACTAACACGCGAACAAATATCAAATCTAAATGATGCAGAGCTTAATCGGGCTATGCACGAGCACTATTGGGTGATTAATAGCGGTGGCCAGTTTGATGAGTTTTTTAACTCAATTGGGGCTGATAAATTAAACTACCTAACCGACTACAACCTTACTATGCCGTTGTTTATTGAAAGTAGATTATGGATTCAGCCGTCACAATCAACAGCTAATGGCTGGGTTTCATATGATGATAGCAATTACTCATCAGTAATGGTTGACAGTCCACTACGCGCAATCTGCGAAGTGCTTGTGATGATAGCTATGGAGGCGAAACAATGACCACATTCTGGCCAAAACGAGACGAAGACGGGCGGCATGTGGGCAATGCAAAGCCATTATCAGAATTATTATCAAAGCTTAAGCCTAACGTTGTTGAGCGGGCGATAGCGGATGTTGATGAAGAATTGAATTGCGCTAAGTGTCATGGGCTAGAAATCATTGCGCTAGGTGGCGAAATATATAATTGTGAGTGCACAGAATGACAATCAACCTAGACCTAATCGCAAGCCGTGCCGAACGTGACATGCTACGCGCATTCACTGAAGCCATTGGCGATATAAAAAACAGCACCAAGCTGAGCCAATTGGAAGCACTAATAAGCTCAAATGATATTGATGGCGCCATTCGCCTGCTAGGCTTGGAGCCCGCTTCATTCGAGGGGTTAGAGGAACAGATATACCAAGCCTATCGCACCGGTGGTCTAACCGGAGCGGCACAAGTCGGAAGCATACCAAGCAGCATTGGCACGCTATCCATGAACTTCAATATCTCAGCCCCTTCCGCCGTAGAATGGGTGCGCAATCAGTCGAGCAAGATGATCACAGAAATGGTCGAAGGCCAGCAACAGCTTGTGCGCGAGGTGATAGCTACCAATCTCGACAAGGGGATTAATCCTAGGCAGTCTGCACTTGATTTAATAGGGCGTGTGAACGACTCAGGCAAGCGCACAGGCGGCAACATAGGACTAACAACACAACAGGCTGGATGGGTAAGTAAAGCCCGTGAAGAGCTTGAGGGGCTAGATAAGAACTACTTAACGCGTGACCTGCGTGATAAGCGCTTTGACTCACTAGTTAAAAAAGCCATACTTGATGGTAAACCACTAACCAAGGCCCAGATTGATAACGCTATTACGCAGATGCAGAACAAAACCCTCAAATATCGAGGTGATGTTATTGCGCGCACTGAATCAATCAACGCCCTGCGAGCTGGGCAGCATGAGTCTTTAATGCAAGCGGCTGATAAAGGTGACGGCTCGCGTGATGATATCAAGCGCTACTGGGACGCCAGCGCTGACGATCGGACAAGGTTTGATCACTTGATCATGGAAGACCAAGAGCGCATTGGTGATATGCCGTTTACGTTCCCTGATGGTTCACAAGCGCGCTTCCCTGGTGATGATAGCCTAGGCGCACCAGCTAAGCAGCTAATCCAGTGCCGATGTCGTGAGCGTATAGAGATTGATTTTATTGGGCGTCTGAAAAGAGTTGATGGGTTTAGGTAGTGGGTGTATATTTGAGAGACACCATAGGAGCAACCCAATGACAACCCTAGTCTATAGCCGCAAAGAAAATATGATTGCCGTCGATACTCGCTGCACTAGCGGCGGCGTAGTGGCTAGCAACAACTCCAACAAGTGGATAACAAAGGGCGATAATACCTACTTCTTTTGCGGGGACTTGGCAGACGTTGAGCGCCTTGTATCACTGGTAGAGGAAGGTATTGAGCAGCTAGAAGAAGGTGAAGACCTTAATGCTACTGTTATTCTAGCCTTGCCTGAGCCGATGGCTTTCTATGTCGACAATTCAGTGATTAAGTCCTACATGCTGCATTACGATGATTACACGGCTTATGGCAGTGGCTCTAATTTCGCACTGTCTGCATTCGACCATGGCGCAACAGCCAAGAAAGCCGTAGAGCACGCCATGACCCGCGACCCGTTGACAGGCGGCAAAGTGGTACAATATGACTTGACAAGGCAGAGGTTTAAGAAGTGAGCTTTACCGCAAGCATAGACAAATTCATTGCCAAATCTGAAGCTCGACTAGAAGCCGTAGTCAAGGATGCTGCACAATCGACGATTAACGAGGCGCAGACCACTACGGGGAAAGGCGGCTTTATGCGCAGGGACACAGGCTTTCTTGTTAATAGTGGCATGGCATCCATTGGTACATTGCCAGTAGGAGAAAGCAAAAACCTAGGCACGCAATTGCCAGAATGGAATCCGCAATCTATCGCATCCGCCCTGCTCCAATGGGATTTAAACAGCCCATTCTATTTTGGCTGGGTGGCAAACTACGCAAGAGCGCGTGAGAACAAAGACGGGTTTATGAGACGAGCGGCGCAAAATTGGCCGCAGAATATTAACGAATCAGTGGCTAAGGTTAAGGCGGCGATTAAATAATGCAAACAAACGCAGACATATATCAAGCATTTATCGACAAGATGCTAGCAGAGTTCGGCACCTTCGCCATCGGTTACGAGGGCTATACATTGACGCCACCTGATTCGGGTATATGGCTAGAGATTAAGCATTTCCCGAACCGTGGCATTGATCAATCTTTAGCCAGTCAGTCGGTACTAGCTCAAGGCTTATTCCAAGTAACCGCAAAAAGTCGCAAAGAAAAGGGCATCATGCACTTGCAGAATACATGCGACCTTGTGGCTGCTGAGTTTCCAAAGAACTCAAACATTGCTGGTACTTGTCGCGTAAGTGCTGCGCCATACCAATCCAGCCCTGACACAGGTGATGGACTTGTGTGGGTTAGTTTGACTATTCCTTATTCAGAATAGCCCCGTGTAATTATGGTATCATTGGCTTACATTTAATCCAATGAGGAAATACCATGCCAGTCACTACATCCCTCGGCACTACAATCTCTGTAGTGCTAGGCGCACCAGCCACATACGATGCCGCAGGCTTTGGGGATTTAAACTACCAAGAGGTGGGCGAAGTCTCAGATATTGCCGAATATGGCGGTGAATCTGAAATCGTTACTCACACCCCATTAAAAACAGGTATCGTTAATAAATTAGTAGGTACTACTGACTACGGTACGGCTTCCGTTCAATTCGCTAAGGTATTTGCAGAAACCGGCCAAGATGCTATGAAAGCAGGTTTTGATGGCGCAAACCGTGGCAAAGTTCATTCGTTTGAAGTCACTTATTTTGATGGCGGCAAAGAATACTTTACAGCAATTATTACAAGCTTTAAATCAAATATCGGCAGTGCTTCTAGTGTTCGCATGGGCTCGTGCAACGTTGCACTAAACAATGCCGTTATCGCAGTTGACCCAGTCTAAGGATAGTAAATGGATATTGAATTACTAGGCGCTAGTGACTCAGTAGAATTTGAACTCAAATACCCCAGCGGCGAAAGCACTGGGGTAACATTCAATGTTACTGGTCAGTATTCAAGCGGTTACAATCTACTAGCGGCAAAGATCAATAAAATCATCTCGGCTTTAGATTGTAGTGACGAAGAGAAAGCAGATCGTCGTATTATCGAGACGGCTATCGCTTGCGTGAAAGGCTGGAGCGGACTGGAAAAAGAAGAAAAACCACTTGAATTTAGCGAAGCAAATTGCAGGGAAATGCTAGAGAAGCCAACTCATAACTGGGTTGCAACTCAAATTTATTTGCGCGTAATTGGTGAAAAGGGTTTTTTTACGAAAGCCTAGAGCAATTAAAGCTTTGGGCCAGAATGAAAGCTTTCCTACACACCACCCCAGAAGGCTCGCAAGAGCCTAGGGGCATGGATTGGGCTGGAGGCGAACCTGAAGCCGGTGATCTTAGCTATCTTGGTGAATACTTGTTCGAGATTGGCCCGCTCGTTTCAACCAATCAAGGGAATAAGCCAATTTCATGGGTAGACCTAGCAGCTTGGCAGGCTGTGACTGGTGAGCGATTAAACAAGATGGAGCTAAAAGCCATTATTGATTTGTCTTGCGCATATTTACAGCAACACCGTGACTCATTAGAGCCTGATACTATTCCGCCTTGGGGCGATCACACAAAAGTCGATCATGCGGCACTTGCTGCACGCAGAAGAAGTCGGAGACAGCATGACTGATTACGCAGAATTAGCCATAAAAGTTGACACTACTCAACTCACAAAAGCAAAAGTTGAAAAGCTGAATATGGTTGCGGCTTCTAAGAAATTAGAGGCCACAGAGTCGAGCCTTGCGGTAACTAATCGAAAGCTTGAAACCACTAATAAATTATTGGCGGCCTCAACTGATAAAGTCGAGCGAGAAACGTTACAAGCAACATCCGCACAGCTAGCCGCTAAAAGTGCCGCTCTACAGGTTGATGCCGCAAACCAAAAGCTCGCTTTATCCAATGGCCGTGTAGCTGTATCATCCGGAAATGCCACATATAAAGTAGGTCAGCTTGGTCTACAGGCTCAGGATGTCGCGGTACAGCTTGAGTCAGGAACACAAGCTAGTCGAGTTTTTGTCCAGCAGTTTGGCCAGATTGCTTCCGTTTTTGGGCCTGCTGGTGCCGTCGTTGGTGCGATTGGTGTGACAGTCGGCGCAATTGCAGGCCCTCTTATTTCTACTTTGTTCAATTCTGGCGAAGCTGCTGAGGAACTGGTCGAGAAGATCAAAGGGCTTTCGGATGAATATAAAAACCTAACAGCTGCACAAGCTGAGTTTCTTAGTCGTCAAATCGCCCCAGAGCTTGAAGAAGAAATACAGAAGCGTGACGAGGCCACAAAAAAAGTACAGGATTATACCAAGTGGCTACAAGTAGCACAGAAGAACCTTGACGAACTTAATGCGGGTTTGCAGCGCCAAGGCAATAGTGATCAGGCTGAATTGGTAGCAGCTAGACAGAAAAAGCTAACAGATAACATTGAAGACTTAAACAAGCGATTAAACGAACAGCAAACCATAGCCGACACAGCCACTAATGCCATTGAAAAGTATAACGAGGTAATAGCCGACCCAACAGGCTCAATGAAGAAGCGTGAAGAGGGTGTGAAAGCTATTATCAGCGCCCTAGGCGACGAGTTGGCCGCTATCACTATGAGTGAGTCGGCTTTGCTTAATCGCCAGCTAACTCAATCTAATGCTACGAATGAAGAGATAGCAGCAGCTGAGGCTATACGCAAGACGATTGAAGCAGAAAAGGACAAGATAAGAGTACAGCAGCAGAATGCGACCCTTGAGGAGTCGCTGTCTAGGATTGAATACCAACAAGCTGACCCTGCCACGCGAGCTGCTATTGCGTTTGAGCGTCGGAACCAAGTTATACAGGATGCTAATGAGCGCCTTAACCTTAGCGAACAAAGGTACAATCAGTTAAGAACAGATAATGCACTAAAACTACAAGCTGATTTGGTAGCAGCCGAGAAAAGAACGCAAGACCAGAAGAGCCAAATTTTAACAGATGGGCAGCAGGCCGCACTATCTGCCAGTGGGCAGTTGTTCGGCAATCTTGCGGCAATCGCTAAAGAAGGTGGCGAGAAGCAGTTCCAAGAATATAAAAACTTGGCAAGCGCCCAAGCAGCGATAAGTGCAGCACTTGCGATAACAAATGTATTATCAACGCCAGGCATCCCATATCCGCTTGCTGTAGGCTTGGCTGCATCCATGGGCGCATTAACAGCCGTACAGATTGCCAAGATACAAGGGCAGGAATACAGCGCCCGCGTAGGCGGCGGCCAAGTACAAGCAGGCGGCCAGTACCTTGTTGGTGAGAATGGCCCAGAGCTATTACAGATGGGCAGGCAAGGCGGAAATATCACACCAAATCATGCAATGGGCAGCGAAGGTAAAAGCCAAACCGTCCAGCAGATATTTAACATATCACCTGGGCTATCTGGACTTGTACAGGCGGAAATACAACGCGCCATACCGCTAATGGCAAAAGTAGCCGTCAGCAGCGTATCAGGCGACATAAGACGCGGTGGTTCAACCGCTAAGGCAGTGGGTATCAGATAATGGCAGACTTTCCGAATATTGAGCCAGACCTAGAAGAAATCGCACTGATTGCAAATAATCAGACTTATGATTCAATCCTTACCGGTGAGTTTCAATCGGCTGGATTAAGCGGCGCCAAGTGGCAATGTACACCAACGTTCAGCAATCGCAACGGAAAAGAAGCGCGTGATCTGCGCGCGTTTATATTCAATCAAGAGGGCGTGGCAGGGCGGTTTAATTATTACCCTGCTTCGATTGATAACTTAGGCACCCATGCTGGACAAGGTGTTGTAGATGGAGCCGGACAGGTTGGCAAATCACTTGTAACTAAGGGCTGGGATACTGATCAGGAATTGCTATTTGCGGCAGGTGATTACCTGACCGTCAACGGCGAGATGAAAATGGTTACGGCTGATGTCCAAGTGGGGCAGGATTATATTGAGTATGACGGTATTAATTATATGCCTAGTCCGTTTGATCCTAGTGGGTGGAATAATGACAATGATATAGACATAACAGTGCAAAATTCAATCAATCCTAGCGGTGATGATGTTATTGCTCAGGTTGAACAGATAGATACTGGAACGGGTGTTTTTAGTCAGTCTAGTGAAGTTTCTTTTTTATCTGGGGATGATGTTTACCTGTGCTGCATAGCAAAAAAAGATGTGTTCGATATGGATTTAAGTTTTTATTTTCAAGAGGACAGTGAATTTGATCGACTGGTTATAAATATAAATGACGGTGAAATAAAACGTACAAGTGAAAAGCTTAGCGTTAACTATATAGATTTAGGGGCAGACTGGAAGTTGATCCAAGTAAAAAATACACTCGCCAATGATGTAGCAAATTGCAGGGGCGAGTTTAGACTTAGGAATGACTCTCTTGGGTTGCCACCAATCGGATCAAAATGCTTTATGCAAGCCGCCTTCTTCGGAAAATCCCCACTTGGAAATCCATATGCGCAGTACAACAGGTTTTTAAGCCAATCAGAGCTTGCTCAATTTTCGCCAACAAACACTACACTTAATATAGT